TGCCAACCACTAAAAAATCTTTAACAGTTGTAATATGAGCGGCTTTTGGAGCATCTCCGCTCAAATCTGCAAAATTAGAATCACCTAATGTAATGGATTGAATCTCATCGCTAAAGTTGGTAGCAATTACATCGTTACCCCAATGCACAAATTCCCAATCATCTTCTTCCGTTGTGGCATATCCGCCACCTTTTGAGACGTTTGTCCAGCTATTAATGTCCAGCTGGTAAAGCTTGTCGCTAGTTCCCACGAAAGTATAAATTTGTGCATTGGGGGTATTATCCGTAACTGAAAAAGCTCCCTGCGGCCTTGTGTCTAGCGTGTTTGTTGAGTAAGGGGTTGCGGCTGGTACAGGCCGATAACCAGTTGAGCCAGGAAAAACATTACGTGCATCCAGCAAGCCCGGATTGTCTAAGGGAGGCATATCTGGCAAATACTCGCCGAAATTAATCATGGTCTACCACTCCGTTGGCTTTATATAACCATTGATGCCAGTAATGCTTTCTGTTATTTGATTTAAAACTTGTAATGAAGATGCTGCGCTTAATGCATACTCGTCCGCTTTTTCTTTATCTAAAATAACTTTTCTATATAAAGTAGAGAGTGTTTCGTTCTCAATTAAGTCTTTCGCTTCTAAAATGTTCGTAAAATCATTACTATCGCTCGCATCTATTAATGGCGCGTAAGATTTTTGATAATACAAAGTAATGGGGTACGCGGCCTGTGGCACTGGATAAAAAGCAATGCTTCTGTTATACCAGGCCCAATCTGTAGGCTGCCCTTGATTATTGTTTACATTTGCATCAATTATAAACTGAATGTCGCGCTGATTTACATCATAGTAAACATTATTTACTGTAATTCTGAAATAATCAATTTGTCTTATATTGTCGGGAATAATTGTTGTATCATAGAACCATGTGCCTTGCACAGTGTTAAAGTTACCAATTGTTTCATCAAACCAAAAGCGTGATTTGCTATATTTTGCAATTGAATCATTAATGGCCGACTTCACGTACGAATTGATATCCGTACGTAATAGATAGCCTTCTATATCGTCTTGCAACTCCAAAAAAGTAGCCATTATTTACTCTTTTTAGATTTAGAGCCTTGTTTACGAAATGGTGAGCCATTAACCTTTGTAATGTCGCCCTCATGAGGTAAAAACATATTAGCTTTTTCTTTTAATGCTGGCTGCGCATTTTTAGAAATAAGATTACTGTTTGGAACTTTAATACCCATCTGCCTTTCTCCTTCCGCAAGTTTATTGGACTCTTCCTTCGCACTTTTTTGTGCAAGTATTTGCCTACGACGCATTTGCACTCCTTAAGGGACTCATTTTGTATTTTGGCACACGACTGCCATCTTCTAAGGCTATCGCATGCACAGAGGCCCCCATTAAATCAACCCATTTACCAACCGCGTTCATTAACTGGTGCTCTCTAAACCACTTGTCAGAATGCTCGCAATCGCGAGTTTCTTCGAAGGCTGGCACCCCTTGAGTATAGTGAATAAGTTTAGGGGTTTCCTGTGGGCTGTCATAACCCACTAAATGGTTCCACTCCCCAGGCAATCCTCCGACCTCTTCTTCCTTTGCCCAAGAAATATCATGAAGAGCAGGTGATTTTTCTATAAATTCAGGGGTTAGAATCTGACATTTTGAACAATTAAAAAGCATTAGCGACGCTCGCTCAAACTTAAGCTTGTTTTTTGACACCATAACGGCATACTTATCATCAGCTAAATCAAAAAGTTTAGATATGTCCTCCATTACAACCATATCTAAATCTAGAAATAGCGCCCATCCTTGGTAGTTACAAAGATAAGGAACTAGAAACCTAGAATATGTAAATGGAGTAAGACCCTGTCGTTCAATGGGTAATTGACTCAACACTAATGGTGTTATTGATACAGGTTTTGAGCTTTTTGTATAAATAGAACTACATAGCACATTTAAAGATATGGGTTGACGATGATCAAAACCAATGTAGATCCGGAGCATGTTGTCCGTCATTTCTTCTCCTTTAAGATATTTAAACAATCACTCCATACCGCCGCTTCTGAGCCTAAAATGTCTGACTTTATTACGCTGCGCCGATTCTTATACAGCCTTAACACCTCTACTTTTGAAGCCGAAAGTTCTTTTTTTTGGTCACCATTTCGCATAAAATCATCAGGCCACACCCCAATCGAACCACTTAACAATAACATTGATTTATTTTTGATAGTTGCCAACATTGGTTATCCCTAACATCACAAAAGAAAGAAGAGAAGCTTCCTTGCTGAGATTCTTCATCCTTAACCTTAATTAAAGGCGCGCGCCTCATGCTTCGTGCAAATACATGCGCCCTTGAAAACTATTTACTTAGCATTAGTGCTAGCTGTTTTTCCGCCTGCAACAAAAGAAGTTCTTCCGGCTGGCCGAGACATGCTAGCAAGAGATTCTTTACCTTCTTGCATAACGCGGCCGCTGGAGGCATCCTTCATGTTTTTTGTTTTATATTGCGTACTATGAATTTGTGAGGCCATCGGGCCTTGTAATGAAGTTTTATATTTAGACATAATCTTTATCCTTAAAGTTGTATGCGAGGACTCACTGTCAACATATATTCTAGCACATTATTGCTTTTTGTCTCCAGAGAAAAAGTCGTAGTGTTGAATTGTAATAAATGAAACAGAGGTAAAATATGCCCCAACCACCATAGGTCGTTTTCTTGAATAAGATGGGCATTTCTGCCATCGGCTAAGAATTTTTTAGCGGGTCCAGCGGCTATGCACAAAAAAGCCAGCTCTTTAGTTAATCGGCAAATATCCATTAATACATCTTTTACACATTCTGGCTCTATGTGCTCTAATACATCCGTGCATATGACAATATCAGCCGGGTTGGGTGCGGCTGCATATTTAGCTACAGCTGGGTCATATTGTTTAATAGAAAATGGCAAGTTCTGCGCAAGGGTTGATTTGCCACAACCATAGTCTAAAACATCTGTGCTCCCCACAACTTTAGATAAATCTAGAACATGCTTTGCCCATTTGTTGCCCGATGTTCCATAAGCAGCATTTGTTGCGTGTAATTTTTCATTGAGCTTTCTATAGTCGTCCGTTATAAGCATCTTTTATATCCTTCGCTTTCTAATTGTAGAAAAATATTATTTATAGGGTCTTCCCATCTACCATCTATAAGCTGCCAATAATTTTTTACACACTTATACCAAGGGGCATCTTCCCCATACACACCCATCTGCCATAACGCTTTAACAGGACATATTTGATATGTTTTAATGCCTAAGCTCCCTGCTAAGTGAACGACAGATTGCGGGACTGAAATAATTAAATCTAGATTTGAAATAAGGGCTGCAGTTAAGTCGTAATCTTCAACCACATCTTGCCAATGATTAATAATAGTTTTGCCATTAGCCTCATTAAAGACATCGGCCTCATGCTGCGCATTGCAATGATATTGGAGAGATACAAAATCAACATCAAAATCAAATAATGGTTTAAATGTATTAAGAGGTATTGTGCGATGAGCTTTATTGGTAATGCCGATGCCGCCTTTCCAAGAAAGGCCTATTTTGGGCCTTGAACTAAGGGCTTCTAAGCGACTTTTCATTTTTTTTATTAAAATAGGATCTGCTTTTAAATAAGGCGTACCAGGAAAATCTTTTTTGTCTTTGCGAAAAAATTTTGCCAAGGACCCAATTGCAAGTTTAGAATCTATTTTATGATTTTTGGCCCAATCTACGCATAATGCCTTACGTGTTCCATATACTGTGATTTCTGGGAAACTATTTCTAAACAAATCCATAAGTCTGGAGTGGCAGTCTAATATTATTGTATTATTTTTTATAATATCTGGGAGAATTGAAGCAAACATTATTTCATCGCCGATGCCTTGCTCCCCATAAATTACTATAGTTTGCCCGTTAACTCCATCCCACCAGGGAGTGCTTTTAGGTCCTCCATGATAGCTTCTTTCTTGCTCATCCCCAACCCGATTGCCGTAATCATAATTAACAAAACCATCAATATAATTTCCCATTTCTAAGTATGCCAGGCCATTATTCCAGCGACAATCTCTATTGTCTGGAGACATTCGCAATGCTTCCTTCATTATTTCGCTGGCTTTTTGTGGGGTTCCGTTTGCAATATAACAAGTGCCAAGATTTGTTATATAATTTACCTTTGCTTCAACCGCAGCTTCTTTGCTAGTGCATTTTGCTATATAGTTTGGATGATTAGCTATTTTTAATGCTTTCTCAAAATATTCAATAGATTTTTTAAGATGCCCTAGCTGACGATAAGCCAGCCCCGCATTACTATAGCATTCATCAAACTCAGGCTCTAAGAGAGTGCCTTTTTGGTATGCCATTAAAGCAAAGGCATATTGCTTCCTTTCTAAAAACAAATTGCCAATATAATAATATAATATGGGATTATCGGGATTTATATCCACCAAATAAGATAATTTTTTTTCAGCTTGATCTAGTTCTTTGTTTTGAAGATGTTCAAATGCTTGGTTTGTCAAAGTATGCAAATTGACATATGCCATAAAAATCCATTTTATCATTCAGTCCATTAGAGCTTATAATGACAAATCTATGGCATAGATGCAACTTTTTCTATTAATTGTTAAGTAAACATTAAAATCCATCCATGGTATAGATGACGTTTAACCAACCTTTTAGGTTAATTGCGGCTCCCACTGAATGCGAGTGGGAAATAGTATAACCACCTTGTAAATAACCATATTGAGTAGCCTGGGTGTCAGGAATCAAAACTGTTCCGTTTTCACGTAACAAAGAAGGAGGAGCCATATGCACACCATGATCCACGCCGTTTGTTATAAGCGGTCTAGCAGCAAAGCTATCGGATGTGAGCATTTTTAATGATATTACGGCCCCGAAACTAAATTCGCCGTCCGTAAAAGTAGACGAATGCTCCTCAGCAAGGTAAGAAATGGAAGCTAAATTTGGAATTTTGCAAAATTGCACTCTCGTTAAATTAGCGCCGACCGTTTGCCCTGTTAAAGACACATCAAAATATGCTGCACGAGCAATCGTTCCTGACGGCATATTGCGAGCTACCTTGCTCATAGCGCCCGCTGTAAAAGTTAACGTTGGCATTTAATCCTCCTTAGTAGATCTGTTCTTATTCCATTGAATAAATAACATTCAATGAACATTCAATCCTATGCACATCTGCATCTTTTTTAATATAATCAGCATAAATATAAGCATACCTGGTTGGGTGCTCTCCATTTAAGTTAACCGGCAAAGGCACGCTTTGTGGTTCTGCAAAATTATTTTGATCGCTAAGACCACTATTTACAAACTCATAAAATGGTAACAGAGGAGAGGTTATTTTAATCCCAACATTTGCTAAGCATGCAGATGCAGATATGCCGCCAGGGGAAGCATGGCTCTCACATAAATAGTTAATCATAGAACCGTCTGGGATTTTAAAAAACTGCACCCTTATCGTTGAGTTTGCTGGGTAAGCTGTAGCACTAATTTCGAAGAAAGCCCCTCTGGATATAGCGCCAGAGGGCATATCTTTAGCTGGCACCAACATGGCTGGAGCTGTTAAAGTTGCTACTAATGCCACAACCGCCCCCCTTTTTTAATTAGCCAGGCCGCTTGTTATTACGGTTATTACAGCAAAATCTTGGCCATTAAAAATAGCTTTCTTTCCGCCCCATATCATACCTGCCGCAACACCAAGCTGGTTACCGTAATCAAAAAGCTCTTCAACCCAACTAACTTTATTTCCCGAGCTATCTTGCCCGAAAGCTAGAATGCCAGCCTGAGCACCGCACAACATTGAGCGGTAAGAATTAGCGACTACACTTGGCACGCGAGTTGACTCATGCAAGATAACATTATTATACATGCCTAACGCACCCGTAAATATTGGGTTCTTAGTTATTTCTCCACCTGTCATGGCAGCTTTTTGTATGTCAAGCCATTGACCCACCCCAACGTTAGTTCTAAGTGCTGTAACTTGGTAAGGATGAAGGAACATTACATAATATTCCTCACCTTGGTCCTTAATCGGTCTGACACATGGGGTATTTAGCTTAGCTTTTTGCAGAGCATAATCGATGAACTTAATTTGCATGACATTAGATGCCGCATCTGCCGCAACCGCAGTTTCGTTCGCTACACCGTTAGCAAAATAAGTAGTGGCTCCGGTTGGGGCTGTTGGGGTGTTATTAGCCGCCACACGCGTATCCGCAGCGGCATTTCCTGCCAACTGATTGAAAAACCCTATATCGAAAGCGCCCGCATACCAATCAGATAATCCTATTTGAGCCTGCTCCCTTACACTAAACGGAACACGTTGCTCTGACATTTTACCGCCTGAGCGAACAGCATTTCTCAATTGATTAATAAATAAGTTATCTGTGTAAACCTGAAGCGCTTCTTCGTTGCCCTCTAAAGTTGCGTCACCTTGTATACCAAGGGATGTGAGCTGCATGCGCAATGGAACTGTAATTCTGTCGCCGGGACCCTTCTGGGTGTCATCCAATAATTGAATCATGGAATTATCGCTAGAACCAATAAAGCGATACATCCAAGTTTGTTTTAGGGCTTCTTGAAATAGTTTGCGAGACCAAAGCTTAACCGCGACCGGGCTGTTCGTGCCCCATTCTGAGACTGCCATAGTAAAAATCCTTTTTTACATGAAACATAAACCAATGTAAGTTTTTAGGCTTACTTTCCTTTTGATTCTGTTTTATAGCGCACAGAGGGCGGGTACTTGCATGGCTGGCAAGGCAGCACAACTTTTAGCGAGTTGCCAACGGATATTTTGATTATAGCAAAGAATCTAAAGTTTGCAAGAAATCTGGGCCTCTCTCCACAACGGAGCGCATTGTTCTAACACCTCTCGTCCCTTTGAGGTCAAAGAATAGAATCTGCTGCGTCTATCTTTAAGGTTTGCCTCAAGATACTGCCGCAGAAGCCCAAGTCGCAATAGAGGTTCTATGTTTCTGCTTAAAGTGCTTCGTTCAAGACCTAAAGAATTTGCTATTTCATTCAAGTTTATGCCAGGCACTAAAAATGCTACTAATACGTTCAATTGAGTAATTTTTAGGCCTGTTTTTTTTAGATGTCTGTTAAAACATTGTGTAACAATGCGGCTTTGTTTTCGCGCCTCTAGGCATAGGCATTTTTCATTTATGTAAGAATAATCTTCCATGTCACTGTCCTTTTGCTTTAGCTTTATACTTCGCCCAATATGCGTCAAACTCAGAAAAATCCATTCTATCTACATCGTCCCCGGTGATTTTACTAGATATTTCGCCGCCACCTGACTTTAAAGATTTAGAGCTCTCCATACCTTTTTTAATATGCCCAAAATCTTTAGTGCTTGCTGGTTTAGTCTCGCTTCCAAAGCCGCGTGTTTTAGCGAGTTTATATAGGCGCTCCGCTGGGTTTGCCTTATCTTTATATGCTTTTGCGGCAATAGCCAATTCTTCTTCTACAAGGATACTCTGCGCTTCATCTTGAGTGTAACCAGATATCATATGCTCCTGTAGCCGAGCATCTCGGACAAATTTATATGCATCATAATAATCAGGGTGATCTTTGGCAAAATCAGTAACAGATTTGTCGCAGGCCCTTATAAACGCCTGGTCTTGCGCGCTACGTTGTGACTGTTCATGCTGTTGCCTTATATAGTTATTGTGTTGAGCAAGGGTACGCTCAAGCTTGTCGATTTTGTATTGATGATAGCCCAGAGGATCTTCCTCTGGGTCGGGAACTATTTCTTCTGGCTGAGGCTTTTGTGCAGCATCTTTTTGTGCACCCACAGACTCTTTTAATTCAGCTAATATGCGCTCTATATCTGCTGTCTTGCGAGCATTAGCTTCAAGGGCTTCTTTTAACTCTTTGCGCTTGTGTCGCTCGGTTTTGAAAGCTTTTTCGTAATCTCTGGTTTTTCCTTCAGATTCTAAGGATGTCTCTTCTGGTTCTCCATCTTCTTCGCCGTCAGAAACAGGTTCATGTCGTCCGTCTCCATCTTGGCCATCTGCTTGTATATCTTTTGTCGGTGCATTTTGCTCTTCTGTCTCCGCACTTATATCTTCTCCAGGACTGTTGTCAATCAAATTATCTTCCACTTTATTTTCTGCTTCTTCAGAGCCTCTGCTTTTAAAATACGCTTGCTCATCTTCTGTTAAATAATTATCGACTGGGCCTTGGCTCATCCTTAAGCTCCTTTATTAATTTTACGCCTACTTCCAAATCCTTTCTGTTATGCTCTCTGTTGGCATTTCTCTTTGCCTCAATTGCATCATCACGCGCCAATATTGCTTCGTGTGCTGCTAACGCATGCTCGTGCTCAATCTTAGATAAATTAAGCATCGATTGAGTCTTAGTGTTAACCTCATCTGCTTCTTTGTTTTTAATATCTTGTTGCATTTTTGCCGCTTCTAGCTCTGCTAGCTGTAGGCGCACCTGCTCTTTAATCTTCTCACTTTCAGCATCTGGGCTTGGTTTGTTAATTAACTCTTGCCAATCTCTGATTAAAGATGCTGGAAGAGGAGCAAAGTCGAGAATCTCCGGAGGAATAGGTATGCCAGCTTGAAGAAGCGTTGGCATAAGTTGGACCAGAATTGCAAACACTCTCTCTTTTTGGTTCGGAGAAGTTGGCGTGTCATCCACGACTATATCATACGTAAAGTCCATCTGATCTTTAACAAGAGGGACATATTTACCGAGCCCTGGGCCAGCAATCTTAACTAGCCTTCCATCTGCTATGTATGACACGATGAAATCAGCGAGAACTCTGCCCTGTTCCTTCCTGTATCTGCGTAATGCATCAAAGAAATCAGCTACGATAGTGATCGTAGTGCGTTTACGCTCGGCTTCTAACACGCCTGATTGCTCGCGATTAGCCATACCCAAGCTTTCTAAGTTCACGCCGACCAACTCAGATACAGAGGCGATTGCATACTG